GCCGTATGATACGCATCAGTCGTCACTTCACGCTCGAAGAGTTCATCAATAGCCACACGGCCAAGGCCAAGGGCATCCGCAAAATCGAAAACCAACTTAAAAAGGAATAAAGACATGGAAATTACTCTTGACACTATTTTGGGCATCCTCGGTCTATTTATCGGAGGCGGAGGCGGTGCTTTTTTCACTTGGCGTTGGCAGCGGAAGAAGGCCAAAGCCGAGGCCAAGACCGCCGAAGCCGATGCCGCCAAGGAATTGCAAGACGTTTATCAGCAGCTTGTTCAGGACATCAAGACCGACCGCGATGAGCAGAAGGCCTACATCCAGGAACTGAAGGAAGACCGCCGTCACCTTAGACAGGACCGCGACGATCTGCGTAAGCGACAGGATGAATTGGAAGAACAGGTCAGAGGACTACAACGAGAAGTGGCACGCAACGGCCGAATGGTTGCCAATATGCGCCCTTTTTTGTGCGGCCTTTTAGCGTGCAAAAACCGCACGCCCGTGACCATATCGGAAGACGCGGAAATTGAAACAGAACCCAAAACTCAAATATCATAACTATGGCATACAAGAAAGGCTCACGCGGCGAGATAGTTCGCCAAATACAGAAGGCTCTCCACCTCTATGAAGACGGCATCTTTGGAATCAATACTGAGGAGGCGGTCAAGAAGTTTCAGGCATCGCACGGGCTGAAGACCGACGGCATCGTAGGCCCCGCCACGCTCGCCAAGCTCATCCCCGTCAGGTGGAAGAAGTCACGCAGAACCATCCGTGAAATCATCATCCATTGCTCGGCCACACCCGAGGGCCGCAACTACACCGTCGATGACATCCGCCGTTGGCACCGTCAACGGGGTTGGAGCGACATCGGCTACCACTACGTCATCTATCGGGACGGCACGATCCACGAAGGCCGTCACGTTGACATTGCCGGAGCGCATTGCGTGAATCACAACGCCCACTCAATCGGCATCTGCTACATCGGCGGTTGCGCCTCCAATGGCAAGACACCCAAGGACACCCGCACGCTCACCCAGCGTGCAGCCCTCCTGAACCTTCTGCACGAGTTGCGCGTCCTATATCCAGACGCACGAATCTACGGACACCATGACTTCGAGCCGCGCAAGGCGTGCCCGTCGTTTGACGCAAAGACAGAATATAAGGACATCTGATCGCTTCATAATTTGTATTTTATCCGCCGCGAGGCGCACTCATTTCGTAATTATTTGTGCAATAGATTTATTAGTTATTAGATTAAAAATTAAGTTTAAATCAGTATTTAAGGTTTTGTAATGTAGTTTTTCTGGGGAGGCAGCGGCCTCCCTTTTTTTTACCCAAACACCCACCCCTGCCCCTCCCGAAGGGATGGGTTCTTTAGTAGCAACCATAAACCATAAACTCTCAACTATACACTATAAATGCTCTTAACTTCCAACGGGTAAACCATCAAGGCATTGCCGCCGTTTCTCAGAAGATAAACGAAAAGATATGAAATGGTTAACATTAGAACGAATTAAGCAGCAGTGCCGCATAGAGCAGGACTTCACCGAAGAAGACTCCCTGCTGGAGATGTATGGCGAAAGTGCCGAGGAGGTGCTGCTGAATCACCTCAACCGCTCGTATGAGGACCTGATGCAGACATACGGGCGTGTCCCTGCGCCATTAATCCACGCATCCCTCATGCTGGTGGATGTCAGCTATCAGCACCGCTCGCCCGTGAGCCCCCAGAACATGTCGATTGTCCCATATACCTTCGACATCCTCGTGAAACCGTACATGCGCCTAACAAATAACGAAAACGAAAACAACGAAACAAGATATGGATGCAAAAATCTTTAGAATCAACTACAAGTCAGACTTCATTCTGACGCTTCAGAGCGATGCAGGCTGGCTGACACCCTTCTGTATTAAGTTCTGGACGGGTGCACCGTCGCAGGCTTACTTCGTAGGCTATGACGGAACGACCTACACCCATTGCGCTCCAGTCGATGGCGACCCAACGAGACTGACGGTGCAGTTCGACAACCACAACCTGCCCATCGGCAACCTCAAGTTCCAAATCGCATACCATTTCTCGGTCGCCGACTTCCCGAATGATACGGAGGATGAGGTGATAAACCCCGCCGACATCATTATCGAGATAGATGGCACGCCGCATCAGGTGATGCTCGACTTCCAGGGCGAGACAGCACCGGAGATTGAGTTCTCGCTGCCGGCCTACGCTAACGAGGCCCGGCGCATCGCCAACGAGGAGGAACGCGAGCGCGTGTTCGCCCAGATGCAAGCCGAGAATGCCGATGCGGTGGAAGGGGCTGAGAACGTAAACGCTGAGCTGAGCGGCAACACCCTGACCGTGACCGACCGCAACGGCAACAGCACTTCCGTCAACACAAAGGGAGAGCCTGGCATCGGCATCCCAGCCGGCGGCACCACCAACCAGGTACTCGTGAAGGAGAGCGACAGTGACTACGACGTGAAATGGAGGAACGCTCCTGCCTCCGGTGTGAGCAGCGTCAACGGCAAGTACGGTGATGTTGTCCTGAATGCTACGGACGTGGGTGCACAGCCTGTTATCCCCGACTTGGGCGAAATCCGCAGCGGTGCGGCCAAGGGTGCAACCGCACTGCAACAGTCAGACATCACGCCCATCGAGAATGACATCGATGCAATAGAGGCGAAGATACCCAGTGCGGCAAGCGCAAGCAATCTGCTGGCGGATAAGAATTTCGTCAACAGTTCCATCGCCACGAATACCGCCACGTTCAAAGGTACTTACAACTCGCTGGCAGAGTTGCAGGCGGTGACGGGTGCGACCAACAACGACTACGGCTTTGTCATTGAGTACGACCAGCAGGGGAACGAGTACTACGACCGTTATAAGTACAACGGCACGGCTTGGATTTTCGAGTACAAGATAGAAAGCACGCCGTTCACGGCTGCGCAGTGGGCAGCTATTCAGTCTGGAATCACCTCGGGGGATGTTCAGAAACTGGCGGCATTGCCAACAAAGGCGCAACTGGATGCCCTGCTCGATGCCAAGCAGGATGTTATCAACGACTTGGCAACAATCCGCAGTGGTGCGTCTGCTGGAGCAACCGCCTATCAGAAACCGAGCGGAGGAATACCCAAAAGCGACCTCGCAACCGCAGTGCAGACGAGCCTAAACAAGGCTGATTCGGCATTGCAGTCGTACACGGAGAGTGACCCCGTATTTGCCGCCAGCCCTGCCCACGGCATCACGGCAGCCGACATCACAGCATGGAACGGGAAGGCGAGCAAGGTGGCAATCGTCAATCATGGGACGAGCGACACTACGTTCACACTCACGCCCAATATCTTCCATGTGTGGGGCACGGTGACCTCGCTGACGCTGACATTGGCAACGGCATCGACTACCACGATGGATGAGTTCATGTTCCAGTTCACAAGCGGCACGACCGCCACAACTCTCTCATTGCCAAGCACGGTGAAATGGGTTGCAGAACCCGAAATCGAGGCAGGCATGACGTACCAAGTGTCAATCGTTAATAACATCGCAGTGATTGGAGGTGTAGCATGAGTATATTCCGCAGACGGTTGATGATGGGCGGCAGAAAACCTATCGAATATTTGGAGTTCGAGGATAGGCGTGTTTGGGAGATTTGCTGCTATAACTGGGGCGATACAAAACTGGTTACTCCCGGCTCTGCATTTGCCACGGGAGAGATAGAGGCCGACGGTAGTGCACTGGTGGTGTGCGACCATGTGTTCGCTTCGTGCCTGGTGCACCCGAAGCGCAAGTACAGCAACGGCAGAAGTCCTGCACAGGTGAATGCTGCCGCCAGGACGTTCGAAGTTGAGTTGCAGTTTGACTCGGCCGACCCGTTCTCGTCGATAGCAGCTGGTGCGACGGTGATAGAGATTCGGCAGTATGCCAGCAATATCTCCACGCAGGTTGTGGCGGGCACGCTGGCGAAAGAGGATGTGGTTCTGGACGGCAACAATAAACTGACCATCACCACTAGCGGCACCACGAATGCCTGTCAGTATCTTACGGTGGCGGTGCTGGCTGACAATGGCGTGAAGGCGATGTACACCATGAATGTTGCATCATCTAGTGCGTCGGGAATCTACCAGCCTGTGGGCATCACTCAGGAGCAGTGTGCCGCTGTTAGTTCCCTCGGGACTGAATTTAAAGACAATAGATTAATTGTTGCCTTTGATGAATTTGAGTACTTCACTAGCCAACCGTATGTAACCGTCGGCGCATTTGAAGGTTGTGTTGAGCTAACGAGCATCGTCATTCCGCGTTCTGTCAAAAGATTCTATCAAGGAGCATTTAACGGACTCACAAAGTTGTCGAAGATGAATGTGCCTGACGGGTGTACTAGGATTGATTTAGGTGTATTTAAAAGAAACCGCTTTGAATCGCTTGTCATTCCAGACTCAGTAACTTCAATCGGCTCTAATGTTTTTGCTCAAAACGCCGCACTTAAAACGCTTGTATTTCCACGAAACATTACATCAATAGGCGGAAATATCTGCTTCGTTTGCTCATCACTACAGAATATCATCATCCCAGATGGTGTGACCAGCATTGGCGTGGGTGCTTTCAATAGTTGTGCATTCACAGAACTCACCATTCCTGCTGCGGTTACATCTATCGGTAATGAGGCTTTCGCTTATGAAAATAATCTAATATGGATAAAAGTACTGCCTACTACACCACCAAGCATCGGTACAAAAGTCTTCAATGGTTCTACTTGCCCTATCTATGTTCCCGATGCCAGCGTAGCAACATATAAGGCTGCAACGAACTGGAGTACATGGGCAAGCAGGATTAAACCGATGAGTGAGTACGTTAATTAGAAATATATGAGATACTACAAAATTATAGACGGGCAGACGGTCTTTTATAAAGACCCGCTAATCGTGGACGGGATGCAGATATACAACCCGAGTGAAGAATTGATAAAGACGGCAGGATGGATGGAGTACACGCCACCGCCAGCACCGCCAGTTGATAACACAAAGTACGAGCCGTACACCGAGGACGTAGTGGCGAAAATCAAGAATCTACTACGTGAAAAGGTGGCGGAGCAGACGGATGCCGAGGCGTTGGATAACATTGAACTGTTCCCAACATGGCAGAGCCGAATCGGTGTGCAAGTCGAGCAGGGCGAGCGGTTGTACTACGATGATAAGTTGTACAAAGTGCAACAGACCCACATACCGCAGGAGGACTGGCGACCCGATGCCACGGAAAGCCTATACGTGCAAGTGGTTGCGGATGATGCAGGCACTATCGACAACCCCATCGCCTATGAGGTGAACATGGAACTTGTCGAGGGCAAGTATTACACGGAGGATGGCGTGAAATACCTTTGCATAAGGGAGCTTGCGCAGTCGGTGTGGCATCTTGCCGACCTTGTTGGTACTTTTGTGGAAGTAGTGAACTAACCTCAGTAAACCCCACCACCAAAACCGCCCGACTATCAAAGCCGGGCGGTTTTTTTATGCCCGTAAAATTGAGAACTATGGCATATACTTCAGGAATGATGAACAAGCGGGTGAAGGTGGCGAAGAGAGCTTCCGATGCCGCAAGCGGATACGGAAAGGGTGCCGGGGGTGTGAGGTATTCCATCCTCGGGGAGTTCTGGGCAGCGGAGGATTTCAACAAAGGCATTAAATCCTTGCGCGAAGGAGCCATCGATGCTTACGACACAGTGATGTTTCGGATGCGCTACCATGCAGACATCGACCGCTGGTGTCTGATTCAGTATCAGGGCCGGTGGTATCAGATACAATCCTTCAACGCTAACTACCAGGACAATCAGATTCAGATCACCGCGATTGAAATGGCTAACCAGCAAGTGCAAATCGTGGAGTAAACCCACACCGCAAATCAAGCGAAACAAAAAGAGAACTTTATGAATATACTCACAAATTTATTCACGCCTACGGGCACCATCCCAATGAAACGCAGGGAGGTGACCAACGGAATACCTTCCACCACCGACCCGTCGGCTGCAAGCAACCAGCCAACCACCACGGGCGCAACCTATGAAGAGAAGATTGTGCGCGTGCGTCGGCCTGAGCTGGCTCTCACGGTGTCGGCGGTCTATCGTGCCGTGGAACTCCGCGCCAAGACGGAGGCGCAGTTTGCCATTCAGTACCAAAAAATGAATGCGGCTGGCGGCAACTTTGTCCCGGACATGTGGGGGCCAGGCAAAAACATCAACTATCTGCTGCAAGTGCAGCCAAATCCCATCAGCTCTGCCGCATCCCTCATCGAGCAGGTGGTCATCCGCCGCTTGCTGTTGGGCAATGCCTTCGTGTACATCGAGCGGGATGAATGGAAAGACCCTGTGGCCCTGTGGCTGGCCGAATGTGGCGGCTATAATGAAATTACCGGCACCTATGCGCTGACCTATCTCAACGAGCGCGGTGTGAAGTTCAAGGTGGATGCACCGCGCGAAGATGTGCTCCACTTCCCAAACACCTTCCGATATTACGACGGATTCTGGGGCATGTCCACGCTGCAATACGCTTTCGATACTCTCTCACTGATTAAGACCGAGAGCCGTCACGCATTGGAAACCGCTGCGAAGGGTGGGCGCATGAAGCTGATCATCGGCGAGGAGAAGCCATCCATCAGTCAGGGCACATCCTTCGCCTCTGGTCTTTTCAACAAGGGCGAAATCGACAGGTATGCAAAGGAGCTGAATGAAAAGGTGTACCAGCAAGACATCATCGGCATTCGCGGCCTCAGTGCATTGCATAACATCTCGCTCTCAAATCAGGACATGCAGCTTCTGGAACAGATGAACCTCTCACTCGATGACTGTGCACGCTTCTTTGGTACGCCGAGACCGATGTTGATGCTCGACACCAACTCTCACTACACCACCTACACCAATGCCACGCTTGAATACCTCCAGCGAACCGTCCAGCCGGATGTCACGGAAATGGAGCAGGAGTTCAACCGCAAGCTGTTGCGCCGTGAAGACTTTGGCCGTCGCAGAATCCACATGTGCGAGCAGCCGTTGCTCCGATTGG